ACCACGTGCCAGATGCAGCTCCCGGCCGCGTTGTGGACGCCGCCGAGGGCCTCCATCGCCGCCGCGACCTTCGCCTTCGCCGCAGCCTGCCGCTCCGTCTGCGGGTCGCCCGTGCCGCCGGGGATCCGGACCAGCGGTACGGCCCGCAGCGCGTCCAGCGCCGCCGCCCGGAACTGCGCCCGGAAGATCGCCCCGGCGTCGTGCATGGCCGGGGTGATGGTGCCGTTCGCCAGCATGGCGCCCAACGTGTCCACGGCCCGGCGGTGCGCGACGGGCGTGCCGGTCTCGGGGTCCGCCTCGCGCACCGGCTCGCCGAAACCGCCATGCTGCAGCCGCCATCTTGACGGTTTGGACAGGTCCTCGCGCCTTACCGTGCTGCGCTTCGCCTTGCGCCTACCGGCCATGGCCCTGTCCCCTGTTCCGCGGCCCCCAGCGCCGCGTGGCCTCGTTGACGACCGCCTGGCGGAGCCAAGGGTCGGTGATGTCCTCGACGCTGAGCGAGACCACGCCCTGCTCGCGCCAGACGCGCCGGCGCATGGCCTCGAGATCGGCGGCGTTGGCGGGGCTCGGCTCGCGGCCGAGCGGACAGCGCGGGAGCGCCGGCGCGCCGGGCAGCGTCACTGGACACCGCCCCGGGCGTCGATCGCCCACAGCAGCAGCGCGAGGGCATCCGCCTCGTTGTCGTCCCGCGGGGCGAAGCCGCGCGCCCGCATGGCGGCGATCACCGCCTCCTTCGGCGCATTGCCCTTGCCGGTCGCGAAGCGCTTGATCGTGCCGACCGGGATGCCCTGGTAGGGGACGCCGGCGCCTTCGCACCAGGCGGTCAGGTGCGCGAGGAAGCCCCCATAGACATGGGCCGCAGTGGTGCCGGCGTGCCGCCGCACCTCCTCGAAGGCGACGCTGCCGAGCGGGCCGGCGGAGGCGGCCATGTCGTCGAGCCAGCGGCGGAAGCGCAGCCAGCCCATGCCGCCGCCCTCGAAGCGGCCGGGCCGGAAGGCGGCGGTGCCGGAGGCGATGCTGCCGTCCGGCAGCCGCACCGCCCAGCCGAGGGTGCTGCCGAGGTCGAGGGCGAGCAGGGTTCGGCTCGGCCTGCTGCCGCCCGTGACGCAAATGACGTTGGCTCCGGTTATCCCCGTCACGCGCGCGCGCACGCGCGCGCGTGGAGCATCAATGGGTGAGTGACGCGTCAATCCGTCACATCCGGTCATGCCGAGCCGGGACGGTGGTGCCATGGGTCAGAACTCCATGCTGTTGGGGGACGGCGCGCCCGCATTCGGGTCACGGAGGCGGAGCCCGATGAAGGAGCGGAGCGTGCTGGTGCGGTGCGGCGCGAATCCGCGCGCGGTGAGCGTCTGCGAGAAGCGCTTGATCGAGCCGACGAACTCGCCGCTGGCCTCGGCCCAGGCCTTCCATGACGCGTAGAGCGCTGCGGTCGCCTCGCAATGCTGGCTGCCACGCTCGCAGCACTCCTCGATCCAGCGCCCGAGGGCGTCCTCGGCCTCGAAGTACTCGTCGGTGGCCGCCAGGACGGTCGCTGGGGGCCGGAGGCCAATCCGCTGCCATTCGAGGCAGCCCTGCAGCGCCCAGGCGAGGATGCCGTCGCGCTCGGCCAGCAGGCGCTCGGGCAGCCGCTTGTCGCGCCGGGCGGGCGGGATGGTGACCGTGAACGGCACCATGTGCAGCCGCCGCCGCATCGCCTCGTCGACATTGCGGATCGCTGGCTTGTGGTTGCCCGCGACCAGCAGCTTGAACTGCGGGGTGAACTCGAAAAAGTCCTGCCGCATGAAGCGCGCGGTGATGCGGTCGCCGCCGGTGAGCGCCTTCAGCTTGCTCTCGGCCCAGCGGCTGCCCTGCTCGGTCTCGATCGAGGTGACGATACGGGCGCCTCGCAGCCCGGCCATGTCGGTGGGATGGCGCTCACCGTGGGTCGCCATGAACATGTCCATCGGCGCGACGGAGGCGTAGTCGCCGAGGATGGCGGTGAGCGTGTTGAGGAACACCGACTTGCCGTTGGCGCCGGTGCCGTAGAGGAAGAACAGCGCGTGCTCGGTGGTGACGCCGGAGAGTGCGTAGCCGACCACCCGGCGGAGGTAGGCCTGCAGCTCGGCGTCGCCGCCCGTGACCTGGGCGAGGAAGGCGAGCCAGGCCGGGCAGTCGCCCCGGGGCGCGGCGGTGGTGATCTTGGTCATGCAGAGGGCGCGGTCGTGCGGGGCGAGCGCGCCGCTGCGCAGATCCACGACGCCGGCCGGGGTGTTCAGCAGCCAGGGGTCGCGGTCCCAGGCCTCGGCGGTGGTGGCGTGGCGCCGATCGGCGCGCGCCAGGCGCTCGACGGCGGCGACGGTTGCGGCCTGGGAGAGCTTCGTGCGGACCCTGGCGTTGTTGGCGCGGTTGGCCGCGGCGCGGCAGACGTGGCGGGCGAGGTCGAAGGCGCGCAGCGTGCCCTCGCGCTCCCAGCGCGTTCCGGTCCAGGTGAGCCAGGCGCCCCAGACCGCGACATGCCGCCAGTCCTCGCCATGCTGCGCGCTGAACGCGGCGGCGAGCGCGTCCTCGGTGAAGCCGATCGGTAGTAGGCCATCATCGCCGGAGCCGGCACCGCCGCCTTCGTCATGTTCAAGGTCGGCGGCGTCCGGGCCGACGTGGCTCGCCTCTGCCCTGCGCCACAGCCGCTCCGCCTCCTGGCGCAAGCGGTCCTCGGGCCAGGGCGGGGTTATCCGGGCGGCGTTGTAGTCCTGGATCTCCTGCCAGGCCTGGGCCGCGGTGACGAAGCCGTCCTGGCAGCGGCGGATCCAGTAGCCGATGATGCGGGAGAGGGCCTCGAAGCGGGTGACGCCGTCGGCGCCGCCTTCGCGCACCTGCTGGCCGAAGAGCTCGGTGACCTCGCCGCGGGGGGTGGCAGCCCCGTTGAAGTCGAGGGGGTCATCCACCGGGTCCGGCGCAACTTCGCTGCCCACGCCCGGCAAGAGGGGCATGGCGAGCACGGCCTCGGCGAACTCGGTCAGGTCGCGGTCAGCTCCGTTCGCGGGGCGGATCGCCACGAGGCGCTTCAGGCCGCCCTTCGCGTGCACCGAGCCGGCGACGCGGATCGGCTGGTGCGCCGAGCGGAAGGCCGGATCGCCGCCGACCTTCACCGCGATCGCGTGCCGCAGCCGGCACACCGTGGCCAGGTCCTCGCCGGTGGCCGGCTCGGTGAGCCGCCAGTAGAGGTGGAGCTTCGCCTGGCCCTCCGGCGTGACGCCGCCGGAGGCGACCTCGAGGCTGGGCGGGCCGAGGTGCCGGACCAGATGCGCCCGCTTCGCGGCGATGTCGCCGCCGTCGAGATCGACCAGCACCACCTGCATCTGCACGATGTGCTCGGCGCTGGCCTGGCCGGGTGCGACGACCGTGCCGGGGATGACGTAGAGCGCCATGCCCGCCTCGGCGGCCCAGCGCGCCTGCACGGCGAGCTTCGCCGGCAGTTCGGCATCGGCGGGCAGGAAGGGGGTGTGCGGTGCGCGGTCGGGCCCACCCTTCTCGGCGAGGGCGCGGACCGCGACCCAGCCCTCGCACCAGCCGAAGACCATGTCGGCATAGGCCGCGACCATAGCGGCATCGGGGGCGACCGGCATGGGCGGGATCACCTCGGCGGCGCTCATGACCAGCACCGCGTGCGCCAGGGGCAGCGGGTGCATTCGATGTGCTCGGGCTCGGCTGCGACGCGCGGCAGCCATTCGCCGGCGTCGCAGGCCTGCAGGACGCGCACCGCCTTATCGCTGGTGGCCTGGGCGAGCGCGCCGTCGAAGGGCACGAGCTCGTGGTGGAGCTCGGCGGTGTCCTTGTTCACCGCGGTGAACAGGGCCGGCGCCTCGGTCAGGCCCATGTAGGCCTGGTAGAGCGCGATCTGCGCCGCGTAGATCGGCTTCGCCGCGGCCACGCCGCGCCGGACCATCTCCTTCCAGTTCCGGGCGTTGGCCGACTTGCACTCCCATAGCGCCGGCACGGCGACGACGGCCTGCGCCGGCGCGGGTGCTGCGACGACCACGCCGTCGATGTGGCCCTGCACGCGCCCGCCCGCGACCGAGAAGCCGAACTGCTCGCCGGCACGGTTGCGGGTGCGCACGTCGAAACCGGCGCGCCGGAGCCAACCGATCGCCAGATCCTCGAAGACGTGCCCCACCGCGAAGATGCGGAGCGTCTGACCCGAGAAGCTGGTGTCGGGGTCGCGCGGGACGTCGAGGAACTCGTACTGCAGGCGCCGCGCGCAGGGATCGCCCAGCCGCGAGCCGCCAAGATACTCGCGGCGCGCTCGCGTGCCGTTCTCCGCCACCAGCGCTGCATCGATCAGGTCGTTGATCGCCTCTGCCGCGGTCGGCGGCTTCGGGCGGTGATTGAAGTCGAGGCTGGCGTCCGTCATCAGAACGGGACCTCCGGCGTCGAGGGGGAGGCAGAGGCCCGCATGGCGTCCTGGAAGGCGCCGACGGCCACCTCCGCGAGCGTCAACACCTGCTGCTCCGACAACGCATTGAGCGGAGTAGTCCAGCCGATCTCCGCCATCACCTCGGCCATCGCGCGCATCGCGGCGCGCATGGCGGCCCGTTCCTGGTCGGTGAGATCAACCATGGCGGTGGATCGCCGCACCAAGCGCACCCACCAGCCCTGGCAGGTGATGGAGCAGAAGGAGACCGAGGGCCGCGGCGACTTCGCCGAGGTCGGGTCGAACCAGCCAAAGCCGCGCGCGGGCCGCCTGCACACGGCGCAGAGCGAGCGAGGCGCGGGCGCGAGGGACATCGTCGTGCTCCCGGCTCATGCCGCCCTCCCCAGGCCGCCGGGGAACACCGCGGCCAGGATCTGCGGCCGGTGCCAGAGGAAGTTCAGCCGGCAGTTCGCCGCGTATTTCGACAGGCCGAAGTCCAGCGCCGGATCGGCGTCCCCGGCCTTCACCAGCAGCTCGCGCTGGCGCGGGCTGGCGGGGTGGTTCAGCCAGAGGCGGCTCTTGGTGGCGGCGGCCCCGGTCTCAGCCTGGCGCAGGAAGTCGTCGGCCCCGGCCAGGACCTGGGCGCGCTCGCCGACGCCGAGATGCCGCAGGCGCCCCTGGCGCAGCTTGCCGACCGCGTGCCAGTGCTCCCCGTCGAAGAACACGCCGGCCCAGGCGTCGAAGCCGGAGGCGATCATCGCGTGGCCGTCGCCGTGCATGTCCCACCAGCGGAAGGGCGAGCGGTCCAGCAGGTCGATCTCGGTCAGCCCGAAGCACTGCAGGGGGCGCTTCTCGCGGAGCTTTCGCTCCCAGACATGGCCGCAGAAGGGGCAGGCGATGGTGCCGAGCGGAACTTCCGCCTCGCAGTCCGGGCAGGTCTTGTACGGCGCCTGGCCCGGCCCCTCGTCCTCCTCCTCGGCGAGCATACCATCGTGCTCGATCGAGCCATGCCGGTGCGCGGCACCAGCGAAGTCGAGGACAACGCAGTCGGTCTTCACCACGCCGGGGAAGCGCTCCGGATCCACCTTCCGCAGCCCGCGACCGATCGCCTGAATGAAGGTGCCGCGGTGGAGCATCGGGCGGAGCACGACGATGCAGGCGACCGGCTGGCTGTCGAAGCCCTCGGTCAGCACCATGCAGTTGGTGATGACCTGGACCTCCCCGCGTTCGAAGCGGGCGAGCAGCGCCGCGCGCTCCTTCGGCGGCATCTCGCCGGTGACCGTCTCGGCGGTGATCCCCGCAGCACGGAAGGCCGCGGCGACCGCCTCGGCATGGGCGACGGTGGCGCAGAAGGCGATGGTGCGGCGGTCGCCGGCACGCTCGCGCCAGTGCTCGACCACCGCCTCGTTGACCACCGCCCGGTTCAGCACCTTGGCGGCGGCGTCCATGTCGAAGTCGCCGGCCGTCGCGCCGACCTGATGCAGGTCGTCGGAGACGCCAACGTCGATGGTGAAGGTGCGCGGCGGCACCAGGATGCCCTGGGCGATCAGCGCGGAGATCGGCAGGTGGTAGGCGATGTTCGAGAAGGTCTTGCGAAGGCTGCGCCCGTCGCCGCGCTCGGGCGTGGCCGAGAGGCCGAGCAGCTTGAGCTTCGGGTTGGCGGCGCGGGCGTCGGCGATGATGGCCTGGTAGCTGTCCGCAGCCGCGCGGTGCGCCTCGTCGATGACGAGGTGCGAGACCTGCCCCATGCGGGCGCGCCGCGCCGATCGCGCCAGCGTCTGCACGCTGCCGAAGACGATCTGGCCGGACCAGTCGTCCCGCTCGGCCTTCACCACCGAGGCGGGGAGGCCGGCGACCCGGCCGATCGTGGCCCGGTTCTGCTCGATCAACTCGTCCGTGTGCTGCAGCACCAGGAAGCGGGAGCCGGGCTTTGCTGCCGCCTCCTCACCGATGAAGAAGCCGGCGACCGCGGTCTTGCCGGCGCCGACCGGCAGCGCGACCAGCGTGTTGCCGTGCGCCGCCGTCTTGGCGCGGGCGGCGTCCACCGCCGCCCGCTGGTAGTCGCGCGGGATCATGGTGGGCCTCCCGCTCAGCGCGCCCAGAAGGGCGCGTTGCCCGCCGCCGCGGGCGGCTGGGCAGGCTGGGCGGCGGCCCAGGGGGGCGCGGTGCCGCCGATCGCCGGCGTCGTCGGGCCGGGCAGCATGGGCTGCGTCGCCGCCGGTGCCGCACCCATCAGGCGGGCGTAGTCCGCGTGCTCCGGGCCGATCGCCGCGGCGATGACGTTGCGCCCCTCGTCACGCGGGTCGGTCTTGTCCTTCTCGACGCCGACACGGGCGAGGAACTCCATCCCGTTCAGGTCGCCGTAGCCGCGGATAGTGCGCGCGGCACGGGCGCGATCGGAGGCATCCTTAGAGGCGATGCCGCGGGCGCTCTCCAGGATGCCGCGGATTAGCGAGCGGCCGCGGTTCCCATAGGCGTCGTCCGCCCCCTGCGCACCCTTCCCGCGCAGGCCGATGCGCGTGTAGATCCGGCGCTTGGTGTGCGGTCCCTCCAGGATCACCGCCTCGGTGTTGAGGTACTGCGCGTCGCTGGTGCGGCTCTGCGTGACCCAGCCCTCCGGGCCAACGCCACCGGGCCGGATGGTGAGGCGGACCTTCACCAGCGTGCCGGCGGGGATCACCTCGAAGGCGTTCTGCTGCGCCTCGGCGCCGTTGAAGTCGTGCGTGAAGCTGCCGGACATGGCTCAGCCCTCCTGCGGCGTCGAGTTGGTGGGGATCGCGGGCTCCGCCGCGGGCAGGGTGATCTGGAACTGCGCCGTCGGCGGCGTCGTCAGCGGCCGGCGGATCTTCTCCATCAGCCGGCCGAGATGCGGCTCCTCCAGGGTGGCGAGGCGACCGCTGCGATCCTTCGCCGGGTAGCCGAAGGCGTTCAGCGTGGTGCAGACGAAGGCGCGGATCGGCGCCTCCTTCTCGCGCGGAAGCTCGGCGAGGGTGATGACCTCATCGACGATGCCGGGCAGCTCGAGGCCGGTCTTGCTGCCCTCGACCTGCAGCGAGAAGTACGGGCGGTTGAAGTCGTCGAGCTGCCTGTTGAGCAGGCCGACCAGCCAGACGTTCTTGTCCGGCGTGTGCTACAGGTGCGTCAGCCAGCCGATCATCTCCTGGCCGAGCAGGCCGTAGGCGCCGCGCAGGTCGGGCTTGCCGCTGCGGTCGGACACCGCCTGCGGCTGGCCCTTGCACCACTGCAGGCACAGGCGCGAGGCGACGGTGATGCTGTCGACGAAGATGGTGTCGTACTTCGCCAGCTGCTCGGGGGTGCCGAAGGCGGCGCAGACGCGCTGATAATGCGTCGCGTCATACGGCTGGTCCGGCCGCATCGCCGGGTTCGGCCCGCCGATCCAGCAGGCGAGGTCGCGCGCCATCTCCCAGCTGCGCACGCGGACCTCGTCGCCGGGCCAGCCCTGCACGGCGAGCTCGCCGGCCTCGAGGTTGACGAACAGCGTGCGGGCCGCGTCCAGCGTCCACAGCTGCGAGGTCTTGCCGATGCCGGAGATGCCGGTCAGCACGCCCTTGATGCCGCGCCGCTCGGCCAGGCGCTCATCGGCGGTGATGATGCGGAAGCCGCCCGGCGGCCGGCTGTCGAAGGGCGCGCTCACGTGCGGCGCTCCTCGAAGCGGACGGCGGCCTCCACCGCGAGATCCGCGCCGCGGGCGCCGGCGCGGCGCGCGCGGTCGTGCAGCTGCCTGAGCGCGGTGACGCGGCGGTAGATCGCGTCCGCCTCGTCGCCGAGCGCCTGGACGGCGAAGGCGACGTCATCCACCGTCGCGTCGCCGATGGCCCGGCTCAGCGGCTGGCCGTATTCGCCGAGCTCGCCGGTACGGACGCTGTCCGGCAGGTCGGCCAGCGCGTAGGAGGACTCGCGGAGCCGCTGCAGCGGCGTCGTGGTCTTGAACATCAGAGCGTGACTCCTTCGTCGTCGCGCTCCTGGTCCGTCGATGGAGGTGCTGCCGGGCCCCGACGCGGCGGAGCAGACCGTCCCGGTGTTTCCGCCTCGCGGCGGTGTTGCATTCCCAGGAAGACCCGGCAGGAAAGCCGGGTGCGGTCAGGCGGCGGAGGTCTCCTGGCGCTGGGCCTGCTCGAAGGCCTCGATGTCCTCGAGGCGATACGCGATCCGCCCGCCGAGCCGGAGGAAGGGCGGGCCCTGGCGCTGGGAGCGCCAGCGCTCGAGGGTCCGGACCGACATGCGCCAGCGGGCGGCGAGATCGTGTTGGTTCAGATGGCGCGGGGTCGCGCCATTCTGCCGTCCGCGCGAGGTGTGGTGCGTGCTCATGCCGGCCACCTACCGGTGCGATCGGCGAAGTGTCGGGGCGCTGCAACGTAGTCCCGCAAACCAGCTCGCTCCGCGAGGCGTCGCAGCCGACGCGCATTCTCATAGATGGTCGAGCGGTGCAGGCCGGCTTCGGCCGATGCGGCGCGCAGGTTCGGCGTCAGCAGCAGATCGCAGCAGCGCCGCAGCGCCGGCGGCAGCCCTTCGAGGAAGCGCCTGACGTCGAGGGCAAGCGCCTGGTCGGCTTCCGAGACCGCCTGCGGATCGGGGAGGCTGTCCGCCAGCACCGGGCGCTCGGCGCCATCGTCGCCTTCATCGAGGCTGAGGTGCTGGCGCTCCGCGCGTAGGCGCGCCGTGGAGCAAAGCAGCGAGGCGACGCGGTGCGCGATGACGCGATCCGCGAAGGTCACGAAGCTCGCGCGGCTTGGATCGAAGGCGGCACGCCGGCGCCAGAGATCCAGGAACAGATCCTGCGCGATGTCGTCGGCATCCATGCCGGGCATGCGGCCCTGTCGGGCCAGACGCTTCGCGGTGTGGCGGATGTGCTTGAGGATGCGCGCGTCGAGCGTCGCTTCCCTGGTAGGCTGCTCCATGATGCTTCGCCGTCGATCGAGGACGGGCTCGCGGCCCGGTCGATCGCGGCCGGCGAAATTTCACTGGCAGGGCCGGGATCAGTGCCGGCGAACGGCGGCTGGCGCGGCGAAAGCCAGCGGGCTCAGGGCGGAGGCAGCGCGAAAAAAAGTGCTGATGGCGCCCTCTGGCGCCGGTGAAAATTCACCGCCGCGGGCTGGACATGCGGACGGCCTTGGGTCGCTCATCCCGCATCACGAAGGCAGTCTGGTAGCTTCGCGTCCTGCGATTCCAGCGGATGGGGTCCCCCTGGATGCGGAAGACCTCACGAAGTCGCTTCGTCAGGGCTTGCTTATCCTTCTTGTAGTCCTCCACGACGTCGGGGCTCATCGGGCCGAGCGATCCACCGACCCGGGCCAGTGCCTGGAGGAACACCCATGCTTCGGTGGGCTTGCCCGAGCGACCATCCTTCATCCCGAGGTGGTCTGGTTCCAGCCGCCGGGTCTGGCCGCGGAAGCTGACGTTGAGCACCTCGTCGGCGATGAGAGTGAAGGTGAGCTCACCCCACATGGCGTCGGACGGAAGGTCCCAGACCGGCTGACGGCCGGCGGTGCGGGTCCGGGCGGCCAGAGCCTCCCGGTTAGCGTCCGCGGATGTGGTGGAAATTCGGTGAGTGTTGCGGGTGGGATCGGGCCTGACGGTCGGCGTAG